AAACAAATGTCCAAGGAGAAGGAGACAACCTCAAGGCATATTGCGAGAAATGGGATGAGTATGTTGACGGCGGATTCTATTGCAACGCATGGCAACCAGACGAAGACCCAGAAGAAATGGTTCGCCAGGTATCTCTTGAGATACCTGTCTACATTCGCAGCGCGGCAAGAAAAGGTTTGGACTACTACGGTCAAGGTCTCGCGGGTGAAGGGCTGGTCGATAGAACCGTTCGTGAGGCACGAGACATGGCGAGAGGCGACATCACGGAAGACAAAGTGATTCGTGCTAACGCTTGGGCGCAACGCCATGCCGTGGATCTGGAAGCACCGAAGAACTCGAACGCGAGCAACGACCAGTTCCCTGGTGCCGGTGCTGTCGCACACTATCTGTGGGGCATCAACCCGTTGAACCCGCAACCGGCACGAGACTGGTTTGAACGCAAAGCGAACGCGATCAAAGACGAACGAGGACTGTTCAACTTCCATCGCGCTAAGAGTGAATATTTTGCTAACATTCCTGGCATGGAAGACAACAAAGTTGAGATGCGTCGCGTCAATGTCAACGAGTTTGAATTGCGTGCAGGTCCGACAGGCGACGGCATGTCGTTCACAGGTTACGCTGCGGTCTTCAATTCAGATTCCGAACCGTTGCCGTTCATCGAGCGAATCGCACCAGGCGCATTCCGTAAATCGTTGAAGGGTCGCAACACGATCAAGATGTACATGAACCATGATTCGTCGATGTTGCTTGCTTCGACAAGGTCAAAGACTTTGCGACTTGAAGAAGATTCACGAGGTTTGTTAGTGAACGCCGATCTGCCAGACACAACTGTCGGCCGTGACTTGAGCGTTCTCATGAAGCGCGGCGATGTCGACTCGATGTCGTTCGGTTTCTCGGTTCCAGCAGGTGGAGACAAATGGTCAGATGACGGCATGACCCGCGAACTACGCAATGTCCGTTTGCATGAGGTCTCGGTTGTGACTGGCTTCCCTGCCTACAAGGCGACCTCGGCCACTGTTCGATCATTGGACATTCTTGCCAAGCGCACAGGTATCGACGCCGACAAGCTCGCCGAAGCGATCACGATGCTTGAAGCCGGTGGCACATTGAGCGATGACGCAGCCGATCTTCTGTCCGAGACGGTCGGCAAACTTCGCGCCGAACCAGCCAAGGTCCCGCACTCGGTCAACTTGTTGGCGAAAAAACTTGAACTGTTGAAAAACATCTAGATCATCGTCTATAGTTCATCCTGTCGGTAAGCGTCCCGCTACGACTAGAGATTGGTCAGCGTCCCGCGCCATCGGAATACAACTTCCTGCGCACAACCAATCAACAACTACTCATGGAGAAAATCATGAAACAATTCATTGAACAACAAATGGAAGCCCGTGCAAAAGCATGGGAAGCCGCAAAGAACATTCTTGATGTTGCAACCGCAGAAAAGCGTGACTTGACAGCAGAAGAATCACAGACATACGAGCGCATCAGCAAAGAACTTGAGGATCGCCAAGCAACAATCGAGAAGCTCCGCGCCGATGAGGCCCGTGAACTTCGTTTGGATGCAGCAACACGCGAGTTCGCAGACCAGGTTCGCCCTGTCGCTGACGCACCACGCGGTGTTCGTTCAGATGCAGAAGTCATCCGATCGATGGCCAAAGGCGAGATTCGTTCACACTCGTTTGAAAAACGCGATGTCGTAAAGACTTCGACTGGTTCACCAGTACCAACATCGTTCTACGACCAAGTCATCATGCTTGCTCGTCACATTGGTCCGATGCTCTCAACTTCAACAGTTTTGAACACGGCATCAGGTGAGAACCTTCAGATTCCATCGCTTGCTCAGTATTCAACTGCAGCAATCACTGGTGAAAGCACAGCAATCAGCGAGAGCGATCCAATATTCAACTCGTTCATCACTTTGGGTGCATACAAGTACTCATTCCTCGTTCAACTCTCAACAGAATTGATCGAAGATGCAGGTGTTGACATCCTTGGATTCTTGGCAACCGAAGTCGGCAACGAACTCGGCTACCGAGTCAACGCAGCATTGACAACTGGCACAGGTTCATCACAACCAAAGGGCATCGTCGCGGCTTCAAGCCTTGGCGTGACCGGTGCAACGGCAACATCTGGTGTGTTCACCGCAGACAACTTGATCGACTTGGTCTACTCGGTAGACACAGCCGGTCGTCGTTTGGCAGGTTCGGGCTTCCAGATGAATGCGGCCTCAATCGGCAAAATGCGCAAACTGAAGGACACAGCGGGCAACTATGTGTTCCAACCAGCACTCAGCGCAGATGCACAAGACTTGCTTCTCGGATACCCAGTATTCGAGAACCCAGCAATGGCAGACACAGCAACTAGCGCGAAGTCGGTAATCTTCGGACACCTTCCTTCGTACTATGTTCGTCAAGTCGGCGGCATCCGTTTGGATCGCAGCGATGACTACGCATTCAACGCTGGTCTTGTTACCTTCCGCGCAACAATGCGTGTCGATGGCAACTTGCCACAAACATCACATGTCAAACACTTCATCGGTGGCGCATCCTGATAATCGGGAAGCATCACTAACAATTTGACATGGCAGTCCGTGAGGACTGTGACTAGGATTAAGCCTCGGCAAGGTCGTGCAGGACTTGCCGAGGCTTTCCTATCTCTGCACTAAACTTAGGAGGATCATGTGGCAGACCGTAATCGTCAAGGGCGTACCAGTCGAGATACCAGGAGCATTAGCGGAGCGTTTGATCCGAGCGGGCGTAGCGCACTTGCCAGAGACATCCGACTTACCAATCCCGACCGACTCCGAATCGTCTGGTATTCAAACGCACCTTGGGCAGCAACCGGCTACGGCCAGCAAACCGCGCAAGTCATCCAAAGGCTCGCGAAAGAAGGCCACCAAGTAGCGATCCATGCGATGTACGGACTCGCTGGTTCATCATCAACTTGGAACGGATTCAAGATCTACCCACAGGGACTCGCCGCATATTCGGACGATGTGCTTGTCGCACACACCATGGAATGGGCAAGCCAAGATCCGACCACGCCGATCTTGTTGATGACATTGTTTGATGTGTGGGTGTTGAAATCTGAGTCGCTCAAACAACTCAAGAACATTGCGTCGTGGGTTCCGATTGATCATCAGCCGACGCCACCAGATGTATTGCGATTCTTGGAACGCGACAATGTGAAACCGATCGCGATGTCAAAGTTTGGTTCACGCATGATGGATATCGCAGGAGTCGAGCATCTTTATGTTCCTCACGCAATCGAACCTGTGTTCCAACCAACCAAGACGGTCGATGTCAAGAACGGCAAGAAGATGACTGGCCGAGAGTTCATGGGCTGGGAAGAAGATCGCTTCGTCGTCACGATGGTTGCAACCAACAAAGGTTCGCAGCCTGCCCGTAAGGCGTGGGCCGAGAACATTCTTGCGTTCTCAATCTTTGCCAAAGACAAACCTGATGCGGTGCTGTATCTCTACACCGAACCTGACGGCGCGATGGCTGGAATCAACTTGCCAACTTTGCTTGATGCTTGCGGTGTAGAAAAGGACCGATACAAGGTTGTCGATCAGTACGCCTATCGGCACGGTCTGCCGCAACAAATGATGGCGGCGATGTACACCGCATCAAATGTGTTGCTTGCCTGCTCAATGGGCGAAGGGTTCGGGATACCAGTCATTGAAGCCCAAGCCTGCGGATGTCGCGTCATCGTCTCGAACTTCACCGCGCAACCTGAACTTGTTGGCGACGGCTGGACGGTTGAGGGTCAGCCGTGGTGGGACGCGGCTCAGCAATCATGGTTCTTCACACCGAATGTGCCTGACATCGTGAAGTCGCTTGAGGCGGCCTATGACGCGCCTAGGAGCCTCTCAGACGACGCGATCACCCATGCCCTAGGGTACGGAGCCGATACGGTATTCGACCAGTATTGGAAGCCTGCGATGAAGGAGTTGTCAACATGGTGCCGGTCGTAATCATCCCAGTCTTAAACCGCTACGACCTGCTCGAGCGGTGTCTAGATTCGCTGGACTATCCAATAGAAAAACTGATCATCATCGATAACGGCGGCAAGATCGCACAGGACTGTTTGGTGATGCCACGAAACAGCAAACACGAAGAACGATTCATCCTTGACATGCCAAGCAATCTCGGTGTCGCAACATCTTGGAATCTTGGTATCAAGATGACACCGTTCGCAGCGGGTTGGATTCTTCTCAACTCGGATGCCTGGTTCATGCCGAACAAACTTGAAGAGTTCTGGAAGTCGTGTGATGTGAACGAGATTCATCTAACGGGTTCACCAGAGTGGGCGTGTGCGTGGATCGGTTCACAGGTTGTCAAAGAAGTCGGACTCTTCTGCGAAGCATTCCATCCCGCATACTTTGAAGACAACGACTATGAGCGTCGCGCCGTGCGCCTCGGCAAAAACATCCGCAAGTCACAAGACATCATTGTGCATGACAACTCGTCGACTCTTCTGTCTGATGTCGCATATCAGGCGAAGAACGCGGCGACATTCAACTCGAACCATGAACTGTTCAAACTTCGCAACGCAAGACTTGACGCAGGTCAATGGGATCTGCAACGCCGACTAGACCTCAGTTGGGACTGATGAAACCGTATGTGATCTGGTCACCTGACTACAGGCGGATCTCTGGTGGGATTCGAGTGCTGTACATTCTCGGCAAACTTCTTCGCGACCGCGGACTGCAAGCCGAGATGAAAATGACACACGGAAGATTCATCGACAACCCATGGTCGGTACCGGAATGTCATCACATACCACAAGACGCAATCCATGTCTATCCAGAAATCATTCAAGGTAACCCATCAGGATCCGACAAAGTTGTGTGGTGGTTGTTGAACCATGCGAAGCGTGACGGTCTGCAATTTGTTTGGCATCCGAACATCGGCAAACAATCCGTGTTGAATGTCCCATATCTTGAACCAGACATCTTCCATCCTGGCAATCAAACGAGATCGGGTGTCCTTGTGTGGGTCGGCAAAGGGTATCGCGGCTACATACCAGAAGGCGCACAAGAGATCACCTATCAGTGGCCTGGCACCAGAACCGAACTTGCCGATGTTCTCCGATCCGCTGAGTATCTGATCTCGTTCGATGCCTATACCGCGGTCGTGCATGAGGCGACATTGTGTGGCTGTCCAGTAGTCGTAATCGAACAAGAAGGCTGGGATGTCACCAACCTGACGAGCGGGCCGATGAAAGTGTTCGGTGCGGTTGATTGTGTCACCAAACTTGATGAAGCCAAAGCCCAAGTCGGCAAATCATTCCAGTCGTATCTCGACTACTTCCCGACGATGGCCGAACAACTAGATTCGTTCATAGAACAAACACAATCGTTGTGAAGTAAGATAAAGACACTATGGCAATCACGAACGGCTATGCCACACGCAACCAGATCAAGGCTGCGCTTCGTATCGGCACAGCCGACACTCAAGACGATGACCTGATTGACAACTGTGCCGGTGCGGCGTCGCGTCTCATTGACGGTTATGCGAACCGACAATTCTGGGCTTACGGTTCGGCCACTGTTCGAGTGTTCACCGCAGCCGACTCGTATGTTTGCGAGATCGACGACATTGCATCAACTGCGATCACACTCAAAACTTCGACGCTTGCGGACGGTGTGTTTGATGTGACATGGTCCGCGACCGACTATCAACTTGAACCAACAAACGGAATCCTTGACGGTTTGACTGTTCCTTACACTCGGATTCGTGCGGTCGGCGACTATCTGTTCCCGACCTTGAATGCGAACTTCGGTTCGGAAGCGTTGGTGCAACTGACCGCAACATACGGTTGGCCTGCTGTACCTGAACCGATCACACAAGCGGTGATCATTCAGGCGTCAAGAATCTTCAAGCGTTACGATTCACCGCTCGGCGTCGCCGGCTTCGGAGACTTGGGTGCGATACGAGTGACACGCGCACTCGATCCAGATGTCGCACAACTCGTCGAGCCATATCGCCGAATGCGGATGTTCGCATGACCGCAACAGTCACCGAACTCAAAACAGGATTACAAACCCGTCTTGCGACGATCACCAACCTGCGCGCCTTCGCCCAGCAACCCGATCAGGTGAACCCTTCGCTTGGCGGTATCGCCTGGCCGACACTCGAATCAATCACCTACCACGGTGCGATGCGCGCTGGTCTCGTGACCCATGTGTTCACGGTCTCGGTGATCGTGGGCCGTGCAGCGGAACGCACCGCACAAAACCTGATGGACAGATACCTGTCTTACGACAATGGAATCCGTGCCGCAATCGAAGCCGATCCGACACTCGGCGGATATGCCCAAACATTAATCGTTGAAGAAGCGACCAACATCTCAACTGTAGACGCCAACGACACGACCTATCTGACGGTCGACTTCCGTGTCGTGGTGTATGCTTAAACTTATGGCAAAATATCAAGTCGTTGAAGGTTTCACCGTTCTAGACAAACAATATCCAGCCACTATTGATGGCGACGAGATTGACCATCTAGACTCTCTTCTGCAATCGGGTCGCATTGTTCCGGTAGCGGATAAATCAACCTCGAAAGCCGACAAGGCAGGAGACAAATAATCATGGCAAAGTTAGTTCTTACAAACTCATCGGTCACGCTCAACGGTACAGATATCTCCAATAGTGTGGCTGCAATTACCTTAAGCACTTCAGCCGCAGAGGTACCAACAACTTCGTTCGGCAGTGGTGGCGCAGTAACTCGCGTCTCAGGCCTCATCGACAACTCGGTGACACTTTCATTGCACAACGACTACAACGCCATTGACGGACTCATCATGCCATTGATCGGCTCAACCGCAGTCACGATGGTTGTCAAAGCAGGCACCGCAGCAGTCAGCACAGCAAACCCAAGCTACACATTCTCGGTTCTTTGCACGGAGTTCACACCAGTCAATGGTGCTGTCGGCGAATTAAACACAGCCGATGTCACTTGGCCAATCAGCGGAACAATCACCAAGGCAACTGCCTAATTCTTAACACTTAGGAGGTAAGAATGAAAATCAATCTAGAAGTCACATCGCTTGACTCTGTCACCACGAAAGTGACCGCACAGTTCGCCGACTTCATCGCATTCGAAAACGAAAAGAATCGATCAGTCGCGAACTTCCAAACAGAACTGCGTCTCACCGATCTCGCCTGGTTGGCGTGGCATGCGGAGAAACGCACGAAGAAGACCGCGATGAAATTTGAGGAATGGATTGAGACTGTCGAGAGCGTGGAGGTTGGAACCGACTCTGCGGTGATCGTCCCTTTGGAGAACAATCAGCCCACTGGCTGATCGCATACCTCGCCTGCGAAACACACATCGCACCATCTCTGCTTCTGCAAGAGTCACCTAGAATGCTCTATACGATGCTCGGCTATCTGCGCTGGAAGAGCATCAAAACCAGTCCACCGCAAAGGATCTAGTGATGGCATCAGCATTCCCGAATCTGCCAGGCGATATAGGTGGGACGCTTGGTCGTGCCGGTGAAGCAGCGGTCGCAGGCAACACGGTCATCGTCAAAGACTTGTTTGAGACTTTGCGCAAGTTCTCAAAGGCATCTACGGAGTTTAACAAAGAAATAAAAATAGTCGCTTACACGATCGCTCGAGACATAGAAGCAAAGGTTCGTATTGAAGCAGGTACAGTCAGCCGATCAGCACAGGCGTTACAAGTCGCGGCAGGATTACGCGCAAGCAACGACCGCATCCCGACGATTAAGTTGCGTGGCAAAGAGTCGTTCGTGTCAAAGTCTCGTCCGAATAGTAAGCGCAAGACGAAGGTGACTCGAGCCGATGTGTTCTTTGGTGCCGAGTTCGGTGGTGGTACCAGACCTACCACGAGACAGTTCTTGAGGCATCGCGGCCAGTCGGGCTACTTCTTCTGGCCGACCGTCCGCAAGCAAAAGAATCAGATCGCCAAAGAATACCTAGATGGCATAGACCGCGTGGTCAAGAAACTAGGACTTTGATACTTGCAATCCGCTGAGGATCCACTATCCTGACAAGTGGAGGTTCTGCACAATGTTTGAAGTCGTCGGGTTCCCATCGGTCAAATCCATCTACCCTAAGACCATCGCAACAGGATGGATGGAGTTCGCATCCATCCTCACCAAACATCAAGAGCGAGCCAACAAGTCTGATGGTTCACTCTATTCGCCCGTCACCTATCGTGATCACACGACTCGCGGCAATCGCAATGTTGAACACATCTGGGCGTTGGTCGCCGACCTAGACGGTCAAGCATTCGAACAGGCTGATCTCGGATCGTATATACACTTCGCCTACACAACCTGGTCACATCGCGACAACGACCCACACTGGCATGTCGTCATCCCGTTTGAGCAGGCTGTGCCTGTGCAGAATTGGGATGAAGTTTGGCATGAGACACATCAGCGTCTTGGTCTCAAAGGTGACCCAGCGACAAAAGACCCTGCTCGTATCTTCTATCTGCCACAGCATGAGGCTGGTCAACCGTTTCGCACACATCATTCAGGTTGGCGGTTCTTGGATCCAACCATCACCGATATCGCTGCACCGACACGCACATTCTTCACACCGAACATCCGCTCAACTCGTCAAGTCAAGAGTGGTAAGTGGGCGAGAATCGTCACCGATCCGAAATGGTGGGATGCACCAGTTGACTTGTCGCAATATGATGGCATGACACAGCAAGAGATTCATCGCGATATGCAACGCGAGTGGGCTGATCTGCGAAAACGGTTGCTCGTTAACTGAGTAGAATTGCGTTCACCATGGCAGGTGAGCGCACATTCATTGTAAAGATTCTCGGCAACGCCGACGGTGCTATCACGGCGTTCAAGAAGTTGGGTCGAGAAGGTAGCGATGCGTTAGGAGCCGTCTTTGATGTCGCCAAGAAAGGTGCGCTCATTGCGACCGCTGCCGCGGGTGCCATTGCAGGTGCGGCGTTCTCTGCGGTCAAAGCAGCGACCGAAGATCAAGAGAGTCAAAAACTTCTGGCCGATCAGTTGCGCCGCACAATGGATGCAACCGATGATCAGATCAAATCGGTCGAAGAATATATATCGAAACAACAGATGCTTGTCGGAGTGGCGGATGACGCTCTTCGTCCGGCCCTGTCAAATCTCGCTCGAGCGACAGGCGATCTTGACTTTGCACAAAAAAATCTGAATCTTGCGTTAGACATATCTACCGCTACTGGTATTGAATTAGAGACAGTTTCTCTCGCCTTAGGTAAAGCCTTCACGGGCAATATCGGTGCGTTGACGAAGTTAGGTGTTCCGATTGATGAGAATGTAAAGAAATCGAAAGACTTGGCTTCGGTTGTAGAAACTTTGAATCAACAGTTTGGTGGTGCGGCTAGTGATGCTGCTAACACATTCTCTGGCCGTCTCAAAATATTGAAACTTTCAATTGGTGAAGCATGGGAAGGTATCGGGTATGCGCTTCTACCTGTGGCCGAAAAATTGGTTGCATTCATCCAGAAGAATGTCGTACCGGTCATTCAAGCATTCGCCGATGAACTTTCAGGTGGTGGTGGTGTTCGTGATGCGTTGATTGCGGCAGCAGCACAGGCAGGCGACTTCGGGCTGAAGATTATCGACATGGTTGAAACCGTGGTCAATGTGGTTGGTTACATAGGCAATGTCTTCATAGATATTGCCAAACCAATCATCTTGGCCGGTGGTGCAATCGGATCGCTTATTGCTCTAGTCAAAGATGGCAAAGATGGGTTTGATAAAGTTGGTATTGCAACTCAAAATTTTGTTGCTCTTCTTGACGGTTTGAAAATAAATTCAGCGGTCACCGGCGCCGCGTTTGATAGTTTTAGAAATAGTGTTCTTGGTGTCGCAGCGGCGGCCAATGTAACTCAAGACGAATTGCGAATACTTGATCAAGTTCAACGCGGTATCGCGGCAGGCGGTCCAGTCCAAAAGTTCATTGGTCCTTTGTTGGAAGGTTATGGTTCGCTTGCACCGAAAACTAAAACTGCGGCACAGTTGCAGGCCGAGTTCAACAAGAAGTTGAGTGAATTATCGGGTGCTGGAGGTGGAGGTGGTGCCGCGAAGAAAGCGACATCAGCGATCGATAACGCCAAGAAGGCGCTTGAAACTTATACCTCTGCTCTTAACAAGGTGACGAGTGGTCAGAAGGCGTTTGAGTCGGCGCAAAAGGCGACGGCTGCGGCGAAGAAACAGTTGGGTAAGCGTGATGAGGATCTTGCCACGGCACAGGAACGGTTCAATAAGGCGGTCGCGGGTTATGGTGCTGATTCGGCGGAAGCCAAAGATGCGCAAAAGAAGTTGGCGATCGCGCAACGCAATGTTGAGCAGGCAGGGTATCGGGTGGAGGAGTCGGTGTTCGCGGTCGCGGACGCGGAGAAGACGCTTGCCGAGGTTCGTAAGGATCCTGAGTCGAGTCCGCAGATGATTCGTGAGGCTGAGATTAATTTGGCTCAGGCGAAGTTGGCGGTGAAAGATGCGATCGATGCACAGAATGAGGCGACAGATTC